TTACTCGTCCAGCAGCGTCACTTTGCCGATATACGGCAGGTGGCGATAGCGCTGAGCATAGTCGATACCGTACCCCACCACGAACTCGTCCGGGATCGCAAAACCGACAAACTCAACCGGCACCTTCACTTCGCGGCGGCTTGGCTTATCGAGCAGCGTACAAATCGCCAGCGATTTTGGTTCACGCAGGCTGAGGATTTCACGCACTTTTGACAGCGTATTGCCAGAGTCGATGATGTCTTCCACGATCAGCACATCTTTACCGCGGATATCTTCATCCAGGTCTTTGAGGATTTTGACGTCACGGGTGGTGGACATGCCGCTGCCGTAGCTCGAGGCGGTCATGAAATCCACTTCATGGGGTACCTGAACCTCACGGCACAGGTCGGCCATAAACATAAATGAACCGCGTAATAGCCCCACCAGCACCATTTCGCTGCCGCTATCTTTGTAATGTTCATTAATTTGACGACCGAGCTCAGCGATACGGGCTTTGATCTCAGTTTCCGGGATCATCACTTCTACAATATGTTTCATAATCTATATATCTCACTGATTTTAATCAGTTAAATTCAATCTCATGCTATGCAATTCAGTAAATATTGATACACCGATTGATATACGGATTATCGCACAAACCAGAAATTATGCGAAAGCATGAGTACCGAAGAAAGGCGGCGAGTATACAGCATCGAGAAAAAGAATAAAAAAAGCACCGTATGATATCGGTGCTTTATTGATGGTTTAGCGTCTGGGTCTGTCCGGTTTTTTCCACTCAAAAGCGCCAGTATTCATCCGCTGGCGGTGCCGTTTCTTCGCATCCAAACAAGCCTCAACGCTGGTGCGGATCAGCAGTTTGTCCTGGCCGTTAAGTTCATGCCCCTGCAATTTCGCTGCACTGATAATGGCAGACTCTAAAGCTTCTCTTTTTAACATGCTGCACCTCAGCTGATAGTGTGGCCCCCGGTTGAGGGCCATAACCTTGTCAGTGGACTACTTGCCAGTTTTTCATCTGCATAGAGATCGCCTGAATCGCGGTTTGAATGATAAGCTCAGAAGACAGGCCGGTTAACGCTGACTGACGTTCGGCCTCTTTCTGCGTACTTTCTGCCAGAATTTTTGCCCCCTCAATTTTCATCGCGTGAGCAATATGACCCGGCATCATCTCGTAAAATAAACTCTCAAGTTCTGTCATCTTCATCACCTTATTTTTCTACCTGAATTCGTTTTAGTCATCAGCGCACGATGTAAATTACCCTGGCCTTTAACTACCGAGTCTACGGCTTGCTGATAGCCCATTCTGGCACCGTCAGCGGCCGCTTTTTTCATCATGGCTATCTGTACATCAGAAGGGTCGCCATTAACGTTAAAATTAAACTCCTGAGCTATTTGATTCCCCGCGGTAGATTGCTGAGAAACACGATTAAGGGTCGCATCCAGTTTCGCGCTGGTATTCGCCGTGACTACACGCTCCCCCTTCTGCAGGAGCCAGGTTCCAGTCTCTGGAACAGCATCAAGACCATCGTGAGCCATACCTACTGCGGAAATGTTCGACACAATACCGGCCGTTGCCGCGGCTACGCTGGCCATCGCCGCGATGTTATAGGGGAATGGGTTTGCGGACGCCATAGCGATCCCCTGCTGGATAGCGACGATAGACTGAGCAATAGCCGAAGCTTTCTGGACAGCAAACGCTGCTTTGTATAATCCTGATTGCTCACCAAAAGCTGTACGGGTCAAATCCACCATCGAACCCAGACCATCGACGACACTACTCAGCATTAGTTGATTACGTGCTGCATCAAGATTATTCATTTCATCCTGGTGCTTTTTCTTCAGTTCCAGCTCTCTGGCGTCCCACTCTTCATTAAGGTCAGAACGTGCCTGCCGGTTCTGTTCCAGTAAATCGAGCTGGTTCTGATACCATTTTTCCTGCTCTTTCTGTGCGTCATCAACTTTTTTCAACTCTCCAGATTCACCGCCAAACATCGGATCAAGACCGCTGAATTTAGGCGCGTCGGAAAATGAAGCTTTTGATATGGCCTTGGCGGCTTTTTTATATTCTTCAGGACTGACCCCCGTCATACCCTGAATATTTTTCAATACTTCAAAACGTTCTTTCGTCGTTTTAAGTAAATTTTCTTCTGGAGTTAATAAATCATCCTGCAAATCGCGGAACTTTGACAGGGCATTATATTTATCAATTTCAGTAGCTAAGCCCTCAAGCCTGATTTGCTGCTCTTTATTTATACCCACCAGCCGACCAGACACTAAATCAAAATGTAGTTTTTCTACTTCAGTGGCGTCTTTGGTTTTCCCGGTTAACTGATCCACTAGTGCAATTTGCTTTAAATATGATTGTTCTACGGCCTTATACGCACTTTCAAGTTTTTTTGCCTCAGCATCAGGCTTTTTAGTCTGTTTCTGGTTACTCTCCCCAGGAAGAAGAAGATTATTTATTGGCAAATCAGAATTTGAAGATGGTTTAGTAATTACCCCTAAATCTGATTGAAGCGTATCTGCTATTGCTCCTAATCTCTTATTTTTTTCAAACTCGTACCAGCCACCAGCCTTTAGCCTGTCAGGCACTTCAAATATATGGCTGATAAAATTAGCTGATTCAGAACTTAGCTTACCCATCCAACCGACTAGCTCCGCCATTCCTCCGACCAGCTTCGCCAGACCTGAAAGCACGGCGGGATCGGTAAACACCTTCCGCATATCATCAAGGCCATCCTGAATAGGTGAGAGGTCAACTTTAGCCAGTCCACTGGCAATCTCTATCTTTAAACCCTGGGCGCTGCTCTCAATATCCTGGAAAAACTGATTAACTTTAACCAGGTTATCAATGTCCTCCTGCGGCGGGGCTACGCCAAAATCTTTTGATAACTGAATAAACTGTTTCAGTTTCTCATTGTTGTTATCGAACAACGGCAGCATTTTTGACAGGTCATTACCCAGACTTTCGAGGATATTGGTTTTCCCGGCCTGAGAGGGGATTTTCTGTAATGCTTCACTGATTGCCATCAGCTGCTTATCAGGAGATTGCTCGGCCAATTTTTTGGCTGAGAGGCCAAGGGTATCCAGCGCCTGAGCCGCTTCACCTGACTTGTTAAGCACCGCATCGCCGACTTTATCGTTAATATCCTTGAAGATGTCAGCAATGTTATCCCCGGTTAATCCGGCTTTCTCAGCAGCAAACTGCCATGACAGAAGGTCCTGAGTGGACATTTTGAGCGATTTAGCCCAGCGGTCAGTCGCAGTGATCTGCTCTGAAGTATTTTTTACCAGCGCAATACCAGCAGCGCCGACACCGATAGCTGCCGCGGCGGCTGCTGTGCCCACTGCAGCAAGCGATACACCTACGGCCGCAGCATCTTTTTTAACGTTATCCCGCCATTTTTGTGACGAACGTTCGGCTTTATCCATACCCTGAACAAAACCGCCGGTTCTGGCGATCAGGTCTATGGTGAGAGTGCCTAATGATTTACCTGCCATAATATTTCCCCTTACACCCCGTCAAAATGACTGAGCCGATTTTTGTGGCTTTCACTCATATCAAATGCAAAATCCTCATGCTCAGCCTGGAATGTGCCAAACGCCATCAGCGCAGCCACTGCCGGATCGATCTTGTTGGAGGATTTCTTCTTGTTGGGCTTGATATTGGCGTTGGCGTCAGACTCCATCACCACGTTACTAATCGCCCAGGCCAGTACCGGATCGCCGCGATGGCGCACTACCTTGCGGTTAACGAACACCTCAAACGATTTCGCTACCGGGCTGAATTTGAGATAGGTTTGCTGGAACGGCTCCACATCAAGGCCCGCCCCCTGTAGCTGGGTACGCAGATGCGTGGCGTTCCACGTATCGAAGCCCACCAGACGGATATTGAATCTTTCGGCATCGCGCAGAATCTCGTCGCGGATGCGGTCATAGTCGATGCAGTCGCCGGGAGTGGTACGAATCCAGCCAGCTTTCACCCACTGGCGGTAAATGGCGCGGTTTTTGTTGGAGACATTATTAAGTGTCGCTTCCGGCAGATAGTGCCTCGTAAGTAACCTAATCTCCCTGTCGAACGGGAAAGCGTAATTTACACTGGTGATATCGCTGGTTGAGGACAAGTCCAGGCCTGCGTAACACTCCATCCCGGCCAGTTCGCTTTCTTCATAGTCGAGTTTGCAGGCGTCCCATGCCCCCGCGCCCATCCACGGCGTGGAACCCTGACACCAGATATTGAAACGTTTGGTCAGCATTTCCACCCATTGCGACGGGATGCCCCTGGCTTTCTGAATAGTGGCCTCCAGTTTTGCCGCATCAACGGAGATATCCAGATTCGGGTTAGCCTTGATCCACATTTCAGGCTGATCAACCTCGCTTTCGTCGTCCAGCTCGTAGATCAGAACAAACAGAGAATCGTTACTCTCTTCCCCGGCCAGAATCTGGCAGCAGTAGTCATAATGCTGCTTACAGGCAGAGACAACGTTACTCCCGGCGGTAGTGATGGCAAATAAAACCGCTTCAGGACGAGCCCCCATGCCCAGCTCAAGCGCGGAATAAACGCCGTTATCAGGGTGAAGGTGGTATTCATCGACTATCGCCAGGCTGGGGTTAGTCCCCTCAATGGTGGCCGCTTTCGCCGCCAGCGGCTTTAACAGGCTGTTATTTTTTGGGAAAATCATTTTATGCGCCTGAATATTGACGCGCTTTTTCAGCGGCTTTGATAGCAGGCACATCTGGCGGGCATCGTCGAACACAATACGGGCCTGATCCCGGCTCACCGCCGCCGTATAGATATCCTGCTGGCCCTGCTCCATCACCAGAAACCAGTTAGCCAGCATCGCGGCTACGGTGGATTTAGCATTCTTACGCGGCACCTCGATAAAGGCGCTGCTGTATTTCCTGCGCCCCGTAGCACTGACCTTAAATCCCAGCAGGTTAGCAAAGGCGAACTGCTGCCACGGCTCCAGCATGATAGGCTGACCGCGCAACGGCCCTTTGACGTGAGGACAGAGCCGGGAGAACGCAATAAACCGCTCTACAGTCGCTGTATCGAACACGTAACGGGGGTCATTCAGGTCTGAAAAGTACCTTTCGACGGCCTGTTTTACCCGCTTACAGGCCGGAATTTCGCCCGATTTTATGGCGATGGCGTAATCATTCCATGCGGTCAAGTTCGTCTTCCTCTTCAGTTTCAGGCGGATTGCGGCGACGGCTTACCGGATCAAAGCCCAGCAGAGACGACATTTTTATGAGAATTTTTTCGGCATCAGCCTTTGCGCTCAGGGCCGGGTTACGACTCTCACCACCCTGGCTGTTCACAATGCTGAATCCCCGCGCGGCAAGGTCCTCCACGGCTTTGCGGTACATCGAATAGTTGACGCAATAAAGCTCAAGGTTGTTCCAGTCGGCAGGCGTCAGATCACCGCGTTCCGCCAGTTGCTTCGCCTTTGCTTTCCACTGCTGCGCCGCGATTTCATCAAGGTAAGCGGGCGGTTTGGGTGGTCTTGCCATAACTTACTGTTTTCCTTTTCGTTTTATTTTCAAAAAAATCACCGTGCGAAAAAATTTGAGGGGGGGGACGGTGCCTGGCACCCTCGCGTTCGTCCTGAAAGCCTCCCCCACCCCATCGGGGCGGCCTGTCAGCGGTTGCGGAAGCATTCCATCACCTCCCGCTCACGCTCACTCATGCGCCTCACTGGCTGGCGCTCATCGCGTCTGGTGCGGGTCTGCATGAAGCCATCACGGCATCGGGACAGCGACTGATACAGATTCACCATGTCTTTCTCATTCATGATCGGCCTCATATATCCAGTTATTGCGCTGTGCTGCCCGTTCTTCCTGCTCGCTGTACATCCCCGCTTTGCGGTTGGCTTTGGTTATGGGGTCTTGCTGCGTGGTCTTCTGGTTATGATGTGTCTGGCATAACGGCTGGTGATTCCACTCAGGCCAGAACAGAACATCTTCACCACCATTGATAGGGATAATGTGATCGACAATCTTTGCGGGAACATAGAGGCCCAGCTTCTGGCACTCAACGCACAGCGGATAGCGTTTCAGATACTGAGCGCGATACTTCTCCCATGCAGCAGAGTAACCACGGGCGCGACGGTGGCCGCGTCTGGCATCCTGTGCCCGCCATACTTCCCGCTTATGCTCATCACATTTGCCAGACTTCACACGCTTGTTGCATCCCGGCTCAGTGCAACGGCGTAAGGGTTGCCACGGCATCAGTACACCCCCACATCACGATAGACAGACCACAGCGCGGAGACAGCAAGAGGAACCTCTTTCGCCTCCACATCGCTAATCATCGTGCGGTACTCGTACAACTGAGAGACGTACATCAGGCAACCGATTTTGATAGCCGGGGTAAGCTCCAGCCCACTATCAAACCGCTTGCCGATATGTTTCTGGCAAACCTCCAGAGCCGCATCGATGTAAGCCTGAATGAGCAAATCTTCATCATCGCCATCAATACGGCAGTGAAGTTTTGCTTCAGCAAGTTCTATGGTTTCAGCCACTGGTCAGCCCTCCGGTGCACATAATTTCAAGGCGGGTACGATCGGCATCAGGCAGAACAGCTTTGATGTCGTAGATGGTTACAGGCATTCCTTTTTCTGTGCAGGTCAGTCTGTTTTTGGTGGTAACGCCTTTGCGATAGCGAATCCAGATTCTGACTGTCATCTCTGACTGTTCAGCCTGGGCGGCTACAAGCTCCCGCCCGCTTACGCTGTCTATCTCCCCCCAAACGGTGGCAACATCGCGCCATTCTTTAGTGACTGACCCCGTGTTCGGGTCCTGGTGACTGACGAACTGCTGAATAGTGACGCGGCGTTTCATCTTTCCGGCTTTCATTCGTCACCATCCTTATTGCCCTTGCTCACAGTGACTTCCTGCTTCCATGCCTGGCTGAACTCGTCACCGCCTTCACGCGGTGCCATGCCCTCACGCTCGCGAGCCTCATTCGGGTTCATAATCCCGTTCTTGATACCGCGCTCATAGGTTGCGTAGCGTTCGGTAGGAGTAGCGCGGAGAAGGTCAGCGGAATCAAATTCCACCTGATAACGAATACCCGGCACAGGAGAAGCCACCAGCAGCGCGGATTTAATCTGCTGCTCGAAATTCGCCAGCCACGGGCGCATAGTCATGGTGAGAAAGGCGCGGCTTGCCTCGCTGAAGTTGCTGTAGGTGCTGTTGCTGTATTCCTGCAGGAAGATGGGCGACACGTTGAACATGCGGGCAATATCTTCAATGGTGAAACGGCGGGAGGCCAGCCACTCGGCATCCTGATTGCTCATGCCAAGCTGTTTGTAGTCCATCCCCCCTTCAAGGATCGGCGTTTTCCCGGCATTCCTTGCACCTTTGTAGCGTTCTAGCGCATCCATTGCCTGTTTGCCCTTCACGCTGTCCAGCCATTCTTTAGCCGTAATGACGCCCGCCGCCATCATGCCATCTTTCATAATGCTGGCACCGTGTCGCTGTTGGGCCAGACCTAACCCCAGCGCCTCCCGGCAAATGGTGATCGGCGAGCGCCCCAGAAAACCGTCATCGGTTGAATAACGCAGGTGCAGAATCTCTTCCTGCAAATAGGTACGTACAGCCCCGGTAAACGGCTCTGTGATGGTGTATTTGTACTTATGTTCGCCGATACGCTCAGGAACAACCGCCCCCGGCGCATAAGAGTGAAGGGATTGTGGCTGGCCGTCTCGCCCCCACTGGATCACCGCGTAGGCGTTACCGTTAAGCAGACAATGGCGCATCATCGTGCGCTTGAACTGATAAGGCGTCTGGCAAACGTTAGGCTGCTCGTTCAGCAGAAAATCTACCGGATGATTACTCAGCCACTCCCGCGCCTCCCGCCCGTTATCATTACGAACCCGGTACAGGTAGCAGGGCATGGTTGCCACAGCCTCACTGATCACCGATACGGCGTTCATCACCGCCGGCAGAGATTCCGCAGTACCAGCAGACACATATTCGCCTGATCCGGTATTTGGAATCCCTGCCATCGCCAGAAACTCATCTATGGTCATGCTTCGCTGTTCGGTTGGGTCAGACTTGCGGCCAAAAGGCCAGATATTCCACATATCACAGCCCCGCTAAATCAGCCCAGCGCCGACGATTATCACCAGCACGGCGTAATTCTGGATGTTGAGCAAAAAGAGAACGATGCGCGATTTCAACGCCGGATTCAGGGTAAGCTGGCATGGAAGTTACGGTGATTTCCCGTAGTTCGGCAGCGGTCACGGTTCGCAGGTACGGCGATTGCGCAATATCCCAGGACTCTTTCAGCGCGCGGAAACCAAAGCTCATACCTGAAAGATCGCCACGTTCCACCAGCGCCAGCACATCATTACCAAGCTGAGTATTCGGCGGCGTCAGCTCGAAGCGTAGCCCGGTATCATCCTCGGACAGTACCAGCGTGCCGGATTTTGTACGCCCCAGCAGCTGGGTATAGTTATGCTCGTACAGCGCACGCACATCGCTACCGGATGCCAGGCTGTCTTTGAACGCCCCCGGCGCAAACTGCTCGCGGAATTCGTCCCAGATAATTTCTGACAGGCTGTTCCAGCGCACCGCATAACCCACCAGCTTCTTATCGGTGGCAGTCAGTTCAGAAGTTCGGATTTCAAAATCTATTGTTTTCATTATTGGACTCCACAGAGGGAAGAAAGGGGCCGAAGCCCCTCACACGTCGAATCAGGAACCAGCAGCAAGCTCCAGAATCTTGATCGCGTTGGAGTCCACCACACCGCCACCCAAGTATTTGTCGGTGTGAACCTTGTAGAAACCCGGCTCGGTGATGTTGTCAGGACGAGTGCGCACACCAGTAGTGTGATCCACGATGAAATAACCGCGCTTGAAGTCGCCAACCGCAAGGAATGCTTCTCCGGCGGCAGCATCAGGCATGGTTTCAAGGTACTGAACCGGACGGCCCAGCAAGGTATCGGGAGAACCGGCAACCAGACGATCACGCCAGATGTAATCACCGTTACCGTTCTTCAGCTTCTGAAGCGTGGCAGCGGTATTGGAGTTCATCACCCATACGGCGTTTTTGCGGTATTTGGCTTTCAGCTTGTACAGCAGGTCGATCAGGCCATCAGAGGTAACAGCAGCCGTTTCCATTTTCTCCAGCGTACCGAACGGGCGGGTTTTATCGCTAGTGGCCGCACGAACATAAGCCAGGAAGCCTTTAGATTTCTTCGTACCGTCGCCGTTAACAAAATCATTTTCTTCGGTAGCGCTGAAGGTGTCGGAGATTTCAGAAGCCAGCCAGCCCAGAATATCCACCTCGGAGAAGTCGAGAATCTCCTGAGTAGTTTTCGGGTAGGCGTAGATCGGGTTGAGTTTGATATCAACGCGCTCCATCTTCGGCGTGCTGGTCTCGGTGCGTGTTTCACCTTCAGTGCCGCGATTCACCGTTGCGCCGCCCACAGATACCAGTTTTTGATATTCGTTGGTTTTGGTGGTCTTCACCGTAGAGATGGAGCGCATCACGCTGTCATCCTGTAACTGGCGCATGATCTCTTTGTCCAGTTCAGGGATAACGGTATAACCGCCATCAGCCTGCACCAGAGTGGTGAGTGAGCGGGTGTCGCCTGTCATGATGTAGTGGCGCAGCTCATCGTTGCTTACGCCTTTACCTTCAACGGAAGTACCCGGCAGATTGCGCTGATCGTCGGCGACGGCTTCAAGACGGGTGATTTCAACTTCAAGCGCATCAGCCTGGGCACGGAGTTCGTCGAACTGCTTGCCCTCATCATCGTTCAGGCTGCGCTTTTCGGTGTCGGCTTTGTCCAGCATGGAACGCATCTGGGTTTTGAGTGCGGCTTTCTGCTGGCGTAATTCGAGTAATTTTTTCATGAGTGGTTTCCGTAACAATTAACGTTGAGACGTGAAACCAGCGCTTTGAGGGATGTCCACCTGGAAAAGGAATCCGTCGCTGAACGGGAAAAAACCAGGTGGACAGTGGCGGCTCACGTCTGAGTGCCACTCTTCAAGATATACATAATAATCAATGAGTAAACACCTGTATGCTGTCGCAAACAGCAGCGAAAACAGGAGAACAAATAATTTACAAAGTTTGATAATATGAGCAGGCAAAACACCACTTCTGGGGGATTTTATGGACTTCGATTTTGATGATATGGCGTACCCGGATACTTTTTTTATTTCCGGTGAAGAGTTTAAAGGAAGCCGGAATACAGGAAAGAACCAGGTAGATATCCCATTTACTGACGAACCGCAAATTGAATTAGGCGATATTCTGATTCAAAAGATTGGAAGCCGTGAGTTAAGCCTTAAAGTTGTCGATCTTTCAATATCAAAGAATGGAACGCTGAACGTGGGCACAACGCATCCCCACTTACTTACGTTATCCGTAGAGAATCTTTCTTCCGACGCACACAGGACGGCAAAGAGTATGAATACTTTTAATATCGGCTCCGTCAGCGGTGAGCAAGTTCAAATAGGTGAAAGTAACCATATGCTGGTGAATATCAGTATCACTGAACTTGTCGAGAAAGTTTCTAAATCGGGCGATCCGCAGGCTAAATCAATATTGAGACAGTTGCTGGAGAACAGCACCGTTGCAAGTATTGTTGGTGCGGGTGCCTCCGCGTTGTTAGGTCTGCTATAAGACAAAGGCCTGGTATCAACCAGGCCTATTCATCACTTCTCGCTCATCCAGTCCGGCGGCGTTGACATCTTATTTCTATATTCTTGCAAATGCTCAATCATGGCATCCAATTGTTCACGGTTCGTGGCAAGTATCTCCTCTGATATCGTGCTGCGAACAAAATCATGATGGTCGATCCAGAACAGCGCACCATTTTTGAGAACCTGCCGATACTCAACAGTAGGCATTGCACTCATGTCGTGAAGCCCATATTGATCGTAGTGCTCTTTAATATCCTGAATAGTAATTGGCATATAATCTCCTGAATTTTATAAAATATATTTAAATTTACCGCGGGCATAATTAAGAAGTTAAACTGATACAACGGGGTTAATGCCACCATCCTCAAGCCATTTCATTACAGATTTGCGGCTATAGCGGGAAGGATAGGTGAGTACTGGATTGGGGAATCCATGCTCTTTGCGTAATCGCCATATGGCTGTTTTTTTCTTGCCCAGAAGAGCGAACAGCTCCGGCTCTTCCATGAAATCACTAACGTTCATAATCTACCCTCCATCAGTTATGTTTTTATTCTGCTATAAAATTAAAAAATATACGTTTAAGTGTTCACCCCTTCACCTTTACTAATTTCTTAATTAAATTCATATGGTTATAGGGTGAAGACTATTATTTCAGGTATTCACTAGTGTTCACCCTACCCTTCACCCTTTAGGGCGAAAAATAATCAAAAAGTGAACAGGTGAATACTTGGTGAATACTTAAGAAATAAGTGTTCACCCCTTAACGCACTGTTATAAATAAACTTTTTAACAAGGTGAATACTGGTGAACACTTAATCTATAACTTTACTCTACCCCGCCATTTTCAGAAGTACCGGAACAGGATGGCATCCAGTCGTCTGAGTCGTCGTGCAGCGTAACGTTTGACCTGATACCGTGCTTGGTTTTCCGCTTTTCGTACTTCTTCCCATACTCGGCCATTGCGCCCGGCATATCCGTACCGAACCGCATTAACGATACGGGCTTATTCAGGCCATTGGCCCTCATGTATGCCATGTAGGCGTGATACAGATATTTGCGCGGGCTGAATGGCACTATCTCAGCGTTACCGATAAACATCCCGTCACATGCCACCGACGCCAACAGGTAGCCGCAGAAGTCCACCAGCGAATCGCCTTCACGCTTGATAGCCAGTGCCTCTTCTGATTTCTGCTGTTCGTGCAATAGCCGTTTTGCTTCGTCCTGGCTGGCAAAGCGGGTCAGCAGATGACGAATGATTACGGCAAGCTCCCCCTCTATCTTCTCGGCCAGCATCGTATCCCGCTCATTTTCCGGCACGACCTCGGTGAAATTGAATATCACCCGGCGGCGCGATATCCCCCCGCTGCGGTCACTGAAGGTCATAGCGTTGTTATTGACGGCCAGTACCACCGCCTGTATCCGAGTCGAATAGGGCGCTTTATGCTTAGGGTCTATAGACACCTTATCACCGCCAGTTATGGCCTTAATCCCGGCACCATCGCCAGCATATCGGGTCATGTCCGGCATGATGATCAGCGAGTAGCCAACCACCAGCGCCCTGTCCCTCGCATCCTCCAGCGCTTTCATACTGGCTGATACGGTGTTGGCTTTGCCCGCCAGCATCGTACAGATTTCTGCCATAACACTTTTACCGCTACCCCCCGGCCCCGTGACTTCAAGAAACAACTGCCAGTCGTACCGGTTAGCGAGCACCATAAACAGCGCAGCCAGTACACGATCGGTCTTTCGGTCATTACTGGCCACAGAACGTCGAAGCCATTTCCAGAAGTTCGGCGCATGAGTCGCCAGTGTCTCCCCCTCCGCTGGTGGGCTGAACGGGAGTTCGCTGGCGATCATCAGCCAGTCGGTCTTATCGTGCTCCCTGAATTGCCCCGTTCGGGTATCAAATACCCCGTTGCTGAAGCCGATAAGATTACGGGCTGTCACACCCATGACCGGGAGGCTCAGTTTCATGGTTTCCACCGATGATTTGATGGCGTTCTGGGAGTAAGACGTTTCGGAATCAATGTAAATCTGAGCCAGTACGCGCTGAAGCTCTTTATCCGGCAGCGGATTCCATATGGCACCGTTGTAGTGATGCACCATGTCAGAATCGGCATGAACCGCCAGTTCGCCACTATAGTGCGCCAGCAATACTTCACCGCGCTGGCTAGCCCCCATCTGGTTAAGTGCCAGTGTCGCCCCGCCACGATCCACAACGAAAAGAGGTTGTAGGTCGATACGGCTCATTAACGCTGTCCAGTCCTCTTTCTCCCCCTTCTCGTTGATATACTCGGCATTGGTCACACCAGCCTCTTGCAGCTTGTTGGCGATCATGCTGATGTGATTTTGCTCAATAAGCCCAGCCTGGTAGACGCGGGCAAAGCGGCGCCCCTTATCCACAATGCGAAGGTGTGGCAACTCTGCCAGCTGAGTGTGATCCAGCACTACCGGCGGTATAGAGTCTCCTCCATCACCCTGTTCGGTCTGGTAGGCTTTTGCCGCTTTCCATGCCCCTGTCCCGGCAAAGATAATAGCCTCTTCCATTTTGTCTTTCGGGAGAGTTTTTACATTAGGCGCGTTTTTCATATCCCTGCTCCCGGCTTACAAAAGTGAATTCTTTAACAAATCTTTCCAGCGGAAATATGCAGGGAAATTCATAACCATCACGAACGAACGTCACCCGGTTAAAAGCGACATTATTCACCGTAATCATTTCGCCGCCTTTCTGCACCCATCGGTCATTGATCTCAGGATTTGTCACTTCTGGCCTCCAGCTTTTTGCGTTGGACGCGCACATATTCCGCCGTCTCACTGTTCTGATTAAGCGCTTGAGACATTCTCGGGAGGTGCCGTAATGCATGGCTTACAAGGAGCAAATCTCGTCGAGCATCATCACCGGAATAATCTTCTGAATTTGTTGCATCAAATGCCAAATTACCGATCAATGTGAGGGCACTATTAATGGCGAAAGCTCCTGCAGAATAAAAATCAGCAGACTCCGCCAAATCCTCATCTGTGAAGTTTTTAAAGTCAGGAGAGCTTTTAACAAGCTGATGGTAGATATCACGCATGTTTGCCTCCTTTCTTGCGTTGTTCAGCCATGATTGAGGCTTGCTCTTCAATCAGCCATGCCGCCACATCACCCGAAAGGCGTTTCAGTAAAGTTGCAATTGCTAACACTTCATCGCCATCTAACTGGCGCGGATAATCTTCAACCAGACGACAAATGATTTCAGTCTGGTAAGCACGCTCAACGGCCTGATCAAGGGTAATTTCACGCATGATCTACCCCACAAGCTGTTTTCAGTTCCCGGATACGCGATAACGACATACCGATCAACTCCATTGCAATACTGTGCTCGTTGTCATCATCAAGGTTCATAAAAAGCGACGTTGAAAGCATCGACTCCAGGCGGCGCAGTTCATTTTCAATATCAATTTCTGACCATTTGGAGTTAGCCATGATAATAAACTCCCTGAATAGGCAGACGAGCGGAAAGCGAAAGAATGAAGTGCTGGGCCAGAATGCAACGAGCCTCAAGCTCTGTCTCAGCTTCTACGGATATACGGCAAGGCTTCGCGTTTTTGTCGAGACGGTTCAGGGCAAGAAAACGCCATGTATATTTGGGGCGAGTTTGGGTATGCTGTTGATCAGCCATAACTGTTACCTCACTTAACGGTTTGGTTAGAGGCCCGTTGGTGTTGGTAGCACCAGCGGGCTTTGCTTTACTTGAAGTCATGCAATGTAGTACATTGTCAACTCCACTACAGACTAGATCACAGGAGTTGACAATGTCAACAAATGAAAGCAAAGAACGCCATGTTGTACAGCTTAGGCTTGATAAAGAACTGTCAGAGCGACTTGCGATAGCAATGAAAGAAGATGGTGACGACAATAAGTCTGGTTGGATTAAGCGGCTACTGCGCAGAGAATTGGACAAACGCGGCATCGAGCCAAAAGGCTGATACCACCCAATATTTGGGTTGTTTTTAGCGGTATGGTCCAACGTCCGCCATTGGCGGATGTATGTTTTAGACACTTCTCCTCGATTTGAGGAAAAGTCCTTCAGCACTGAGTTGCCATTTTGCAACTCGCTCAGACTTTGACCACCAGCGGTAACCCTGGTATTCTGTTCTTGCTTAAACATTTGGTAGTGACATTGGCAGCTCTGCAAAGCTGCCTTTGTTTTATTTAGCACCAGAAGTACCTCCCCCGAAGTTCAGCGGTAACTGGCTCAGGTTTTTAACCAGATATTCCGCTTTCTCCAGCAGCACCAAATCATCCTGGCGTTTTCTCAGACGACGACCCGCATCACTGGAATCCTCATCAGAGAACTGGCGAGCGGAAGCAACGATATGTTGAAGTTCATTGATGGTGTGGGCCAAATAACCACCTTTCTGGCGATCCAGTTCTTCCATGTAGTCATATACCGCCGCCTGAAGTTCGTAGCTGTAGCTCATAGCCATCAGGCAGGCTTCACGCTTAGGGAACTGATAGCACGGCAGATATCTCCCTGTGCTGTCTTTGTACTGAGCGAAAAATTTCGCTGAGTGCTCCTCACCTAAAACCTTCGGTGTTTTCTTGAGAAAATCCTTGTGTTGCAGTACCCGGTATTCTTTACAGGGGAAACTCAGCCCCTCCGCTTCGGCCTTCGCTTTACGGTCAGCATTGATGTATTCAACCATTTGTAGGCTGCTCATCTTTGGTACTGAATTATCAATCAGGCTGTTTTCAGAGTGATCGAATCCCTGCCCCGCAAGGGCATTTAATTTTTTCATCGTTGATTACCTGTGGTTAATTAAGCGGATTTGCGGCTGTACGGGTTATTGACGTTTTCCACGGTAGGTGGATAGCGAACCCACCAGAGCACATCTGAAAGAAGCCAGGCACAACTATTACGGCCAAAATGGCAACGCGGAGGGAACTTACCTTCGTTCTCCATATACCACCGGGTAGAGCGGGAAAGGCTGGTGATTTCTAAACATTCATTCTCACGAATACGGCGATCAAACTTAATACCATACTCTTCAAGAATGTTGCGACGTTGTTCAGGCGTTGGCGGGGTGAAAAGGGTATTTGACATGCTTCCTCCACTTCACACATTCAGCAGGAAGTTTTCCTAGCTGTTCTTGTGCTGTGGAGTCAGTATTTACCTAATGAAGCAGAATAAAAATAGCGTTTAAAGTTTAGAAGGCACCTTTTAGTTTTAAAAAAGGTGTTCCAATGTTTAGAACACCATTTTTAACAATTAGAAAAGGTTACTTATCACTCTTAAAAACCTTGCTAATATAGGATGCGACGGTATCAACGCTCCTAACTGGGCACTCGTTATTAGGAAATAAACTCACTTGATCGATAACATGCCTTGCCCAAGCTGAAAAGTTATAGCCACCACCTTTCTTAAGGCAGTCCTCATTAAATATATCGATACTTGTTTCTTTAAATCTAAACGCGGCCCGAACTATCGAAAGTTCATTCCTCGCATGCCTTTCATGTGCTTTTTCTGAACGAGCATTGATATCTTGAGGTTTATCTGAATTTAGATCAGGACGCTCAATCTCATTCAACATTGGCAAGGTATCGAAATCAAGCCCGCTTTCCATTATGCGTTTAATATCGTAATTAGTAACCCATAAATCTTCATAACTTGCATCAAATTCATGAGGGTCAAAACTAAAACGTTTCCCGTTAGCATTATCAATAAACGGTTGGGCTGGTAAAATTTGTACTACAGGACTTTCCCCACCTGTAAGGCAAGGATAAAAACCGGGGAAGAATCTTTTAACTTTCGAATCAACTTCAAATTGATCTGGCATAATTCTCCACAAACCTAATGCAAAAGCATAACCGACAAGAAAGCCTTTACCTTCTTGCTCCGTGAAAATATCAGCACCAGATAAAAGTGTATTTGGTTTAAAATAGCTTTTATTTGTAAATTCAATGAAAGAGTGTTTAGTTATTGCACGAGTTTGTCCTGACATAGCGTTAAAGGTACGTGGGAAATACAATGATGAATACCATTCCTTTACATCACTAAAATCTTCCCGCAGAAGTATTCGGCAATAGAAACTTTTCAGCATCATGCTTATTTCTATTTTGTTCTCAACCGCAAGATTGATTAGGTCTGAAGGTTCAACCCCCAGAAATGATGCGCCTCTGGACAATCTACAATAAGAAAATGGAATTTTTATCTCTTTTTCTGCCATAACGTTACCCCCAACGCCCCTAATAAGTTGCGAGCCAGGCGGGTAGGGTTTCCCGCTTTTCGGTTGGCCGACCTAGACTCGCAATACTCAGTTTAATCTCTATTCGCTACAGGTAACAGAACCACATTTAGATGATTACCTGCAAGAAGTTCTAAGCGTTCATGCCATTTGTTCAGAGCGTCCAGCTTCTCCGGCAAGTACAGGCTACGGTTATAAATAGCCATGACGCCCGGTAGGGCATGACCCAGCAACAGCTCTACAATATGCGGCGCTATACCCATATTGTTTAACCCCGTGGAGAACGTGCGCCGCAGATCGTGAAGAGTCCACGGCTCGTTATGATGGAAATCTTTAAAAAGCCTTCGCCCTTTCAATGATACAGCCTGACGGGTGCGATCTTCTCCCAGTAACAAACCCGTTTTCCCTGTCTCGCGCTTTAACTCTTCCAGCCACGGGCGTATAGCTTCAGGTATCGATCTCACGATTTTCTCGCGGGTTTTGCTGTGCTCTTTCGGTACTGTCCAAATCCACGATGTAAAATCCCACTCTGACCATCGAGAAAGGCGAACTTCCATCGTTCGAGCGCCAAACAGCACCAGCATTTTGAGAAGACGTGAATAATACGGCTGCTGATCATCACTGTCTGTGCAGCGCCACACATCAGCCAGCTCGCTGTCTGACAATACGCGGTCACGTTGGCCGGATGGCTGGCCTACATCCTGAATGGTGAGAAAGGCCAGAGCATCACTGGCGGCATAGCGGCGAACCTTGCAGAAGCGTAACGCCTGTTTAGAAATCTGGAACATGCGGCCGGCGGTCATGGGTTTGGTATGATTTATTTCATCAAAACAGGCCACCCAATGACGGGTTTCACATCTGGTGAGGGGATAACGACCAAGGCGCGGGTAAATATGCTTGCGTAGCTGTGCCCTTACCAGCTCCTCATCACTGCGCTTTCTCCTGGCGTAATTCACCAGCCAGTATTCGAGAGCATCCTGTACTGTCACAGGTTTAAGCGTTTCTTCAGTGCTCAGTTCAAGCTCTGTTTTTGGATCAAGACCACCAGCCAGCCACTGACGACACTTTTCCCGCTTTTCTCTCGCAGCTTTTAGCGACAAATCAGGGTAACGGCCAAGCGTTAAACGTTCGAGTTTGCTACCCCTTCCACCCAACCGGTACGAGAATACCCAACTCAGTTGACCCTGTTTTGACGCCCTGACGCTTAAGCCTTCACCATCAGCATACATTTCTGGCGCATCACGGCTGGCCCCCTGGAGTGCCTTGAGCTTTTTATCACTTAGCTTGTTAGTGCCCGCCAT